CTACTTATTTTCTTTAGGAAAGCTTTTACGAAAAACAATATCGGTATTTACTGTCAGATGAACGTGCGGGCGCTGGGGATGAGTTATTAAATCTTGGAGAAGGTTAATTGCCATCCGGCTAAGCGTCTCTTGGTTGATATTGTAGGACGTTAACGGCGGTGAAACATACTTAGCAACGTCACTGTTATTGATGCTAATCACGACAGTATCACGTGGCACAATTACCCCTGCTTCATTAAAAGCCTGGAGAACACCAACACTTAACGTATCAGAGGCAATAATAAAGGCTTCCGGTAAATTATCACCGCTTTGTTGAAGAACCCGTTTACCAAGTTGATAACCGTTTTTTACATTAAAAGGCCCGTCCACATATAATGGTGCTTCTTTTATCCCTTGCATCCCTGTAAATTCACGAAAGGCTATTTCACGGGCATCAGCTTGTTGGACGTTATTAAGGTTAAGACCTTTGCCACCAATGAAACCGATTCGTTCATAGCCTGCTTGGGTGAGACGGTGAAGTGCATCCTGAATCGTTAATTCAAGATTAGGCTGGACAGAATCAAATAATTGCGGCATCGGATTTATATCAACAAAAACCCCATGTGGTAAGTATTGATGGAGTTCGATAAGCTGCTCTTGCGTTACCCGGTCTGCCCCCACGCCAATAAATCCTTGGAACGAATCAGCCGCCGCAATTAAATCTTTGATATTACTAAAGATCTCAACCTGTGCTCCCGCCTCATCGACTTCTTTAATAATTGCATTTCGCAAAAACGTAAAATATTCATCTTGCAGTTGTTCTTTACCGCTTACCCGATACAATAGAGCAAGATTAGGACGAATTGGTTGCTGCTGAGAGTTTTTCTTGTGGTTGTTCCAATAGCCAAGTTCGTTAGCCACCGTCATGATCTTATTGCGGGTGCTTGGACTGATCGATAAATTTTGGTCATTATTCAAAAGACGCGAAACCGTTGCTGGTGAGTACCCTGACTTTTTCGCAATTTCTTTAATTGTTGCCATTATTTTTCACCTCTTTTAGTAATGGGTTTAGTAAATATTATACACTAGTTTGAAGATAGAGGTGATAGTTCAATTTACTGATCTTTTTATTAATTATTTTTCCTTGTTTATTTCCCTTAAAATGATCATAATTAAGAGGACGATATTTATTGATGAGGAGATTTACATTATGAATAAAATTTCTAAGGGCCTTATCCTTGCTCTTGCTGGTATTACTGTTGGAACTAGTACTGGACTTAGCACTACCCTTTTTCAATCAACCAGTGTTGCCTATGCTGCTGAGATGACAAAGGAAAAGAATGATTTAGCTAATCGTTATATCGCTGATTATTTAGGCAATTGTCAACAATATGAACAGAATGACAAAACGTTCAAAGGCTTTTCTTCAATCAAAGATATTACCTATTCGCGGGACAACAAGATTAAAATTGATGTTAATAATGATATCTATCAATTATCTAAAGCCCGTCGTTCACTTTTGATTCAAGATTTGCAAAATGGTGTGTATGGCACATTAGCAGACAACGATCTTAAGAAGTTATCTGAAAAAGATATTCAAAAGGGCTGTCCAACTACTGTTTACTTGAATGGAAAAGTAATTGGCCACACTGCCAAGAATGATAACCACCATATTATTTGGGATAAATAATAAAATAAGAGATTTGGGACAAAGTTGATGTTCCAAATCTCTTATTTTCATTTAAAGATCAATTTCTAGAATAATTGGCGTATGATCGCGGCGTTCTCCACTATCGATCATCCCCGCTTCTGTAATCTTATCAGCAAGCCGGTCACTGACTAACCAGTAATCAATCCGCCAGCCAGAGTTATTTTGTTTACTAGTAATTACCCGTTGTGCCCACCAGGAATAAACTCCCTTTTCGTCGGGGTGGAAGTGACGGAAACTATCAGTAAAGCCAGCAGCTAATAGTTTTGAGAAATGTGTACGTTCTTCATCAGTAAAGCCAGCAGAATGATGGTTGGTTGCTGGATGAGCTAAATCAATCTCTTCATGAGCCACATTAAAATCACCACTAGCAATTACCGGTTTTTGCTGGTCAAGTTCATGCAGGTAGTCTCGGTAACAATCATCCCACGTTTGCCGCTCATCTAACCTTTTAAGCCCGTTGCCGGAATTTGGCGTATATACTTCCGTAACATAGAAGTCCGGAAATTCAAGGGTAATGATTCTTCCTTCATCATCCATTGGTTCTGGCGCATTAATTTTAGGATAAGTTACTTTCGGCTCATATTGGGCTAAATAAAGGTACATGGTCCCAGCATACCCTTTCCGTGCTGGTTCAACGGAACTTCGCCATGCCACTTCATAATTGGGGAATAATTCTTGTAAAACCGTCAAATGCTTCTTAGTTGGCCCATTCTTTGACAGCTTGGTCTCTTGAATGGCGATGACATCTGGCTTCATCGCTGCAATCTTTTTTAATACTTCCCGCGTTTCCCCTGCCCGTACGGAAGTTCCAGTTAGTGCTGCATTAATTGAATCAATGTTCCACGAAATAAATTTCACAGCTATTTCTCCTTTTTGTTTCTTGATTTAAGGTCGCTTTCTTTGATGAATACCCCATCGGCAGTTGTCTTACCCGTTCGCTTTGCAATCTCTTGATAAGCTACGGTAAGCGCTTGTTGATGGTCAACGCCCACTAATTTACAAAAGATTAGCAGTGCAATCTGTAAGTCACCGATGCTGTCGATAAGCTTGGTCCGATTTTTCTTATTATACGCACTAGAAAGTTCGCCAAGCTCTTCTGCCATCTTCATAAATTCGACACGTGGATCCGCGTGATCAATCCTGCGTTCATGCGCCCACTCATCAATTTTTTGAAATAGCTCCTCGTAATTCATCACATGTCACCTCATCAAGTGATAATTCTAGTCTTAACTATAAAATAAAAGAACCAGCTACGCAATAAGAAAATTTCACGCAAGCCTTCTTAACAGTATTTATCAATCACCGCTGTTATAATTATTGCTAAGAGAAGGAAGTGAAAGAAATGGACTTAACCAAGTATCGAATCGACCCTGCTAAGTTTGCTTTAGCTTGTGTTCAAAGTTCACCTGATCTTACCACTGAAGATAAATTAAGGGTTTACAAGGAAGCATACGAAGAAGCGCTTACTTTCTATCACCAAATTCAAACAGCCGTTATTAATAAAGGTCGTTCAAAAGAAGATCGCAGCCTTAAGGAAAGGGGAGACTTTTTCGATTTAAAGAACTAAATCAATCACCGAACTCACTACCTATCAAAATCTCCCATCCCAATTGATGAAAATAGTTTTTAAAATTGTAGAGCCTTTAAAATTAATTTACATTGACTACTCACTGCAATCATGATTGTGGTGAGTTTTTTAATTTAAAATAAAAAAGGATGCCGATTAAGGCACCCTGTTTACCGGTACGGATTAAGTAACGAACTGAATCCATTTTGCACACCGGCATCTTTATCATTATGTTTTAATTATAACACAGTAATTCTGTGATACAATAGTCAAGCACGCTGTTAGGCGTAACGAACCTACAAATATGTGCAAGTTGGGAGGTGTCCCAATTGCATTGGTGCATCTTTATCATTATCGTGCCGAACGAGCTCGTTAAGCAACTGTTACACTTTGTAAAGGTTGCAATCAAAAAGGCTCTCAAATACCTAATTGAGGAATTACTTGGTTAAACTCCATTTAATTCCAAGAGGAGGTGGGCGAGATGTTATTTCAGCGGTAGCGTTTATTTGCTATCGCTGTTTTATTATACTTAAAAAGCCTGAGCAGCAATTGCAGTTCAAAGCTTTTCTTAAAAATAATTTTAAAACAAAAAAAGAACCCTTGATACACAAGGGTTCTGCACTACTAGTTGTCGCGACGACGTTCAGCGATACGAGTAGCCTTACCAGTACGTTCACGGATTTGCTAAGCTGTTTCATCTGCTATTCATGAAGTATTCATAGACTATTCAACTAGTTAATTTAAATAGGTAGAAACTCATTAACTAGTCATGAAGTATTCATAAACTACTCACAAAAAAACTACCAACTACCTACCAGATAATTAACGGCATCTCTTAATGAGGTGTCGTTTTATTTTACGCGTTTATATTTATTTTCATTATAACTCCGATATAATTTTCGCGCTAATTCTATATTAAATTTAAAACAAATAAGGGTGCCTTAATCGGCACCCTGCTTACCGGTACGGTTTAAGTAATCAACTGAAACCAATTTGCACACCGGCATAGTAATATTGATATGTTTATTATAGCATAATCAATTTGTGATGCTTTGATAAAAATTGGTCAGCCTGTGGATAACTATTGTAATTTAAATAACTAATAAGTATACTTAAAGTATGCTAAGGCTTAACACCTTGCTATGTTCACTTTGAATGAATCAGAAAGTGAGGTGGTTCTATGCCGGAGTTATACTTTTTTAGTAAGGTATGCTTCGAGATTAAAAAGGAGCATACCATTGTTCAATCCTTTAAGTGGATTGGCAAAGATTGTAGAAGCAATGCACGGATTATCACAACTAGTCCAGCTTGCTTTAATTGGTCTCATTGGATTTGCAATTCTTTGTATGACTATCGTTGCAATCATTTGTCATTTAAACTAAAAAAGTCCTGTTGCAGCAGGACCAAGAACAAACACTAAACAAAGCATAGCAAGGTACGATGAATAGCCTTAGCTAATAAAGTACATCATAAATCGTGATGTGCTTTTTTGTTTACACTGTAAGTATATATTGAATTTTAGTTATTGTAAATAACTAAGCTATATAAAAGTTATATAAAAGCTATCTAAAAGCTATACAAAAAAGCCCTAGCGGTAATTGCACTTTAATATCTGCAACTACCGCTAGGGCTAAAATTTTATTCAAATTTTCCAAAAGGTTGGTTAGTCTTAGCATCACGAACTGCCATGTAGCCATAGCCATTTTCTCGTGGTTGACGAATCCAAACATAGCCAGCGTGACGACTAAAGGCATCATATTTAATAGTAGATCCTGCTGGTAAAGTAGTAATGATATCTGATGTAGTTCTAGCACCGTAGCGTAAGTTAACAGCTACATCAAGGGTGAACTTTCCATCTTCTTTAAACCATGTATCACCCAATTCATCAACAAATGATACTTCTTTTTCATCTTTGTGTTCTTCTACCGGTTGAATAGGAGAAGGTTCTGGAATAGAAATATTGTTATTAGGGTTAGCCATCTTTAACCAGCCTTCTTTAGTTGTATTAACCATATTCCGATCCATATCTGAACCAGTGAATTGATGAATGGTAAATACTTCCCAAGGGGCAATGTTAAACCCAGCACCTTGATAATCCCAATTAAGCGGTTGCGAATACTTGTAGTAAGCAACCCAAAGTGGACAATCATTTACACAGTTTGCAACTTGTCGAATTTCAGACTGAGATACATAAACCATGCACCACACGCCCGTTAACTCATGAACACGGTTAACAAATTGACGCACATAATTGTAATTACCCCAACTAGAGTTTTGATATCCTTCCCAGTCAACCGCTAGGACTGCTTCACCCACATAGTTTTTAATATTATTAATGAAGTAATCAGCTTCTGCAATTGGATTACCACCAGCACAATAGTGATATAAGCCTAGTAACTTTCCTGCTGCTTTCGCATTAGCATAATCAATATTACATGCTGGATTAACATACCCGGTCCCTTGCGTGGCTTTAACCATTGTAATATCAGTTTCTGGCAATGTCGCAAAACTACGAGGACTACCAGAAAATACATCAACCATTTTTAACATTTTACTTCTCCTCCTTGTTAATCATTGGTGTTAGTGGTGATTTTTCATAAGCTGATTGAACTACCGATTTAGCAAGTTCATTAGAAACAACGAATCCCTGATTTTTCATGAAGGTTTCTACATTCTTTGTCGCTTCTTTGAATTTATCTTCGCCTGTCATTGGTTGTCCCACCAAAGAATTTACTGCTGTCATAGCAACATTTTCTAAAAGAGTCCATACAGCTTTTGATTGTTCTGTAGCCGCATGTTCTGCTTTATTATCTAACCAAGGTTTTACATAACTCCAAGCAAAGATCACCATAGCAATCAATACGCCAGATGAAAATAGCCAATTAAATACATAATTAAGTGTTTTCACGTTCCCTTTCCTCCAACTTCTTTTTCAGTTCTTCATTTTCTTTTCTTAACTCATCATTAATTGATGGCTTTTTGTTCTGGTGCGTTGTTAAGTAAGCAACCACGATTGAGCCAACCGTACTTATCAACGCAATCAGGACCTGGTCATGCACACTATCAGCCCCTTTTTATTAGAATCTCCCCCAAAATCGACAAAACAATAAAAGAGGCAAAAAGCGATTGGAAACCAAAATGACCCATCATAAAATCTTGGTATAAAAAAGCACTTAAGAACATCAACCACACAAATGTTAGAAAGCCAGTCATAATCGGCTTATAAAACATGTGTTTGACATCCCAAAGTGCATATACCATTGCTAATGTTCCTGCCATTGCCAATAAGAAAATAAACGGCGGATCATCGAGAAACTCTAAAACATGTCCAGGTGGCGTAAATGTTCCTGCACTATGTTTTAGAATAAACAGGATTCCTAATCCGTATGTTTCCATCGCAAGCAAGAACCAAAAATAATTTTTTCGTAAATTCTTACCCACAAGTTCACCTCTTATTCCTTAGATGAAAAACTACTTGGACGCTGCTCAGGGTGTTCATCAAAGTAGCCAAGTTCATCTAACTTACTAACTGTTTCATCATAAAAAGGCTTGATAACTTTATCTAAAGTCCACAAGCCTTGCGTGATTAAATCTACATATAAATTAGCCATTCTGAATACCTCCCATTTGCATTGCTAACTGAGCAATTGCTAGTTGGTTTTCCTGTTTATTCTTTTGCATTTCAGTGATGATATATTCGTCTTTATCATAAGTAAGCAAATCAAACTCATATTGTTTTTCTTTGTTACCATTAATTTCTTCTTCAATCATCTTAATGTTTTCTGCTACATATACATGATATTTATCCAGCCACACATCTTTAGGTTTTGCAAAACTTTTTACTGCTTTACTCTTTTCCACACTCATCATCCCCTTATATATGCTTATAAACTAATCTACTTGAATACGCCATTGAACTATTACCGTTTACTATTTCGACACCAAAAGGATTTCCAGTACTAAGTAAAAATCCCAAGCCATCTTTTAGGCTGAAATCATAAGACGATCCAACCGGTGCTATAGATGTCCCTTTGTTCATTGCTGGATAAAATGCCCAATCATAATCGTCGGCATACATAAATCTTGAAATATATCCTTTAGGAGCTGGAGTAAATCGACAAGTAATAGATCCATTTTTAACTATACGGACTTCACCATCTAGCATATTATATGCTAAGTCAAAAAACACACTACCATTATGTAAACCATATTCTCCACGATATTTCATTAACTCATTTGTATTTAATGCTCGGGCATTAAATTTCCCGTATTCAATAATGTAAAGCAACATCATAAGTGCATAATCATTAAATCCTTCCATGTTCCAACTACTGTTTATTGCTCTTGTATTATTTAAATAGCCTCCAAGATTATTTATAGAAGCAGATATTGAATTTGTATTCCTAGATGCTAAAACACTGCTTTGTTGTCCATTGACATCCATTAAGCTTGAAGTATATGAAGACAAATAAATTTTATCTACTTCATCACCATTTACAATAAATGCTGGATGGACCTTAAATCCAATGTGTGGAGTAGAAGATACATAATAACGTGCTTTATCTAATAAAACAGTGTCATTGTCAACATTAGTAGTCTTTATTGGGACAACTCGATAATAGAATTTGGGCTGTTCTACCATAACTGCATATTCGTTATCAGTGCTATAAGTTCCACTATTTACAGTAACCGGCTTTGCTAACTTACCACTTTCTGAGAAGTTCGGATCTCCCTCATATGCCACAACATTTCCTGTTTTGTAGTCGATCATGCAACGTTTTCGCTTCCAGGGGCCAATATTATCAAAATCTTTACCAGCTGTTAGATTACTAGCACCAGCTAATCGAGTAAATTGATTATTTTCAAAATCTGCTTCAAGGCCGTATACATCTCCATTATTGTATCCAACAATAGTTTGCACATCGTTCAATTGTTGCCGTAATTCATCAACTTCATATGAGCTTGCATAACCTACACCTTGAAGCAAGTTAACTTGATCAGCATTACCAACAGTTACTGTAATTTTAAACATAGCCCCAGAAGTAGTCTTCCCATTGTATGGTGGCATATAACCAGGCTGATCAGCGTAAGTATAGGCATACAAAATTTCATTACCACCATTATCCTCAGCACATAATCCTAAGGTTTTCATATAATACCCCTTAGTTAGCTGTGTATTATCAACACTAGCAATAACTTCTACTGATGGATTAGACATACCAGCCAAACTTTCAACAGTGTGAACTTGTAGTTCTGGTGTTTCTTGGTTAATAGTTGCAAAATAGTTAAGCTTAATACCCTCATCAGCAGAATTTTCTCCACTTGTAGCCTTATCATTAATGATAGCAACATCATCTTCTGAAATAATTAACCGTGTAAAGGATAATGTTTTCTTTCCAGCGATAATATCAGACATTAATTTTTGACCATCCCGAGTAATTATCACACGTTTAAAATCTGCCATTTATTTTCCCTCTTTCTTTTCTTCTGTTATTACGTACATCTCAACCGAAATATTAGTTGTCCCAAGTTCTGCTTTCCCACTTGTTTTAATTGAAGTATTATATTGATCTGTCAAGTCTACAGTCTCGGTGCTAAAAACTGTAGTTCCTAAATCAAACCTACCTGATGCTTTACGGTTATAGTCCTTACTATCATCAAACTCATAAACTTCAATGCTTGCCATTGTCGTGCCAAGCTCAAAGTGTCCAACAGCTGTAGCGGTAAATTGTAAATCCTGTAGCCTTACTCCAGCAGCGATTATTGATTCAATTTGATGAATCATAAACTCCTGTTCATATTCAGACCTTGCAAATCTCATAGGAACACTATTGAGCCGTATTGCTAAAGGTTCTCGTTCTCCATTCGGTAATAAAACAGGTCGTAACCTAACATCTTTTACGCTTATCCCTAATGCATTCTGCATTGTTCGCAAGACACCATTAACTGTAGTATCACCTTTACGATTAGCAATTTTCGACTTAATCATCATCCGGTAGAAATTATCATCAACTGGGCCACGTTTTACACCGTATTTATCCCCTAAATTATCAAGAAGTTTTCCCTTAGCATTTTCAACATTTCGATAAAACTCAATATTATCAAGTGTTTCATTAATTTCATCTAATCGACTGGTATATAACTTAGCTAATTTCCAATTATTGCTATCTTTGTTTTTAACTAAAGAACTAGGAATCAGCTTTAAGAACTTTTTTAAGAAGCTCATGAAATCATCACCTTTTCAGCAGTAACTTGGGCTGTTTCAACATTAGTTAATGTAATATCTTGAGCAGCTAAACTATCCTTTGATGTTCCAATCTTGATATCAGCTACTTGTATACCAGGAACTTGATCATAGATAAGTCTATAGAGATAGGAATAATATACTGTGTTTCCCATCCCAACCTCATTAATGTATTTCATAACAATCTTCTTAACCTGTTCATCCCCATCTAATGGATATTCATTAGTTTTAGTTAATTTAATTGAAACATATACATCTTGAGTAGTTGGATAATCAAAGCAGATTGTATGCTTTCCGCCTGCAATATCAGTAACATCTATTTTCTGTTGTCCAACAGTTGAAACACCAGCACTAACAGAGTTAAAAATTGCTTCTGCAACGTCATTTTTATAACCACCATTAACATAAATATGAATAGATTTAGCTGGTGTATTGGTTGTAGTATCATCTACCATTGTGTCATTAGCGATTATTCGTACAGCCGTTACTCCTGTGACCTTTTCAATTGCAGTAATAATACCGTTATAGGGAGATGAAGGAGCTACTGTTCGATTAGAAAGATTAATACGATCTCGAAAGTTAATATCTGTTTCCTGATCAGCACCGCCAGAAATTTCCTCAACAGTTACATATCGAATATTTTCATTGGAGTTAACCATAATTGCCGAAGTTTTATTGGCTTTATTATAGTTAGCTCCTGTTTTATTAGCATACAGATAGTGTGAAGTGCCACTCCCTAGATTAGGAATGTTTCCGTTACTATCCGCCGGTAACTGAATATAAGCTCTGTCATCGGTTGGTCAACCACCACTAACTAAAGTTAGTGGCTTGTGAGCCGAAAATCCTCGTGGATTTCAAACCACAATTTGCGTAGATACAGACAACTTGCTTGATCAACCAAGGTTGTAGTCAAGTAGTGGTCGTCTAATTACCAACGCCTTTTATGTCCCCAGGTTGCCATAGGGACAAACTTATTCACGCTAAAGTTTCCATACCCTTAGTCAGAATATTTTGTGCGGCATTATGATCTCGAATATGAAATGTTCCACAACTAGGACAAGTCCATTTACGGTCAGCTAACGTTAGTTTGTCCGTGCCATTAGTGCCCATCACAAAGCCACAATTGTGACATGTTTGGGTAGTATTTCTTGGGCTGATTGTGATAAATTGACGACCATACAGATCTGCTTTATAAGCCAACATGCCGAGAAAGGAACGCCAGCCAACGTCAGAAATACTAAGCGCTAAAGCATGATTCTTGAGCATATTCTTACTACGCAACTCCTCAGCTACCACTAAATCGTGGTTCTTGATTAGTGCAGTAGAGATTTGTTGGAGAAAATTATGTCTTTGGTTCATTACTTTGGCATGGAGTTTAGCAACTAACAAACGTTGCTTTTGGTAATTTTTACTATCTCGTAAAGAACGATGTTCTTTTTTTGCACGCCGTTGCCGTCTAGATAAAATACGCTGTTCTTTGGCTAATTTGCCTTTAATAATGCGATAATATCGTGGATTAGGAACTGTGTTACCTTCACTATTGGTTAAGAAATTGTCAGTATTAAGATCAATTCCAATATGTCCGTGATTAGCTTTGGACACTTTAACAAAAGATTTATCTGAAGCTAGTTGCATTGATAGAAAGAAGTGATCCGCTGGATCTTTAGTCAACGTCACAGTACCAATTCTAGTCTCACACATTCTCTTCAAAAGACGTGCTTGAGAACCGGCAACACGTAACAGTCCGATTTTAGGGACTTTGACATGGCTATTATCTAGGAAACAAACTGTACCGTTAGTTAGCAACGCAGTCTTTTTCCCTGGGTATTGACAATTAGTTTGATAACGCCAGCGATAACTCTTTCGATGAAATTTAGGAACACCAGCGGTGTGGACCTTCCGAAAAGCATTCCAAGCTTTCCGGTAGTTCTGAATGGCATTAGCTTTCGTCAAACTGTCAATTCGTTTATCTTCTAAAAATTGATAGTGATTAGACATTTGTTTAGCGTTTTGACGCATAGTTAGTTGCTTAATACGATCTTGAACTGTGTCAATCGGTAACTTAACTCTGCGAAGTTGCATTAGTTCCTTACCGATCGCAACCATTTCGTTATAGATAAAGCGACTAGCGTCACTGTTAATTTTAATCAACTGCTTTTGTTGGTCACTAGGATAGCAACGCATTTTCAGGCCATAATGATATTGCATTTTCGCCATTGACTTCATTTAATGTCGCCTCCTTTATTGATATAATAATATTGTACCATATGTCAATGATAATAAATATAGAGGTAAATAAAATGAGTAAAGATAAAATCAAAGATGCAGTATATACCAGACGATATATCTATAACTTCCATTTCCATCTAATTTGGGTTACTAAATATCGTCATAAAACTTTTACTACTGATGAGTTATCAAACGAAATGAAGGACATCCTATGGCAAGTAGCCGAGGCTAATGAAATCGTAATTGAGAAAATGGAAGTTATGCCTGACCATGTTCATGTCTTAATTAGCTTTCCGCCTAGCAAGGCACCGACTAGCGCCATCAAAGCACTAAAAGGACGCAGTGCCTTCATCTTTCTCAAAAGGCATCCAGAGATTCGCAAATCACAATATTGGAGTGGACACCTTTGGTCGCCTAGTTACTACATGAGCACGTTAGGTAATATGAGTAAAGAAGTAGTCAAGAAATATATAAACGATCAAAAATACAATGAGATGAAAAAAGCTCCTCACCGAGCTTGAAGGGGCCTATCCATCCCATGACTAAAGTCACGGGATTTCCGGCCAACATTCATTAAACTTAATTCACCCGCATTTTTAATTGCAAATTTATTGCGGAGTGTTCCATTATCATATAAAAATTTTGCTTGAAGTTCTTCATCAGTCATCTTCATCACCAAATAATTGCTCAATTTCCATTAAAATTTCATCATCTGGATTTTCGGCGCTCTCTTTTAATTGCCTTCCGTCTGTTGCTGTTGGTTCCCC